GTGGCTAATCACAAAACCGAATGGGGCGAGTTAGCCGCTGAACAGGTTGAGGACTATTTAGACGGCTCCAGCGATTTACGCACAGTGCTAACTAACATCGGGTTACAGATGGAAGGCGACACGCTGGAGCAACTGCTAAAACAGGATGATAAAAAACCTTTGTCAAAAATTACGCTGTTATTGCGCCGGTGGAGAGATGAGGGGCGGGTTATTGATAAATCTGTTGTCGAAGAAGCGCGTCGTGCGCTGGCGGCGGACCCAGACATCACACTATCGAAAAACCAGCGCATTTTAGATGATACGAACTACATGATTTCATCACTAACCCATCAGATCGTTAAAGCATGAACTTGCATGGGATTGTATCGGGCGCGGTCGGCATAGTGAACCAGTTTATTACGGCAACACTGAAACAAAATACTGGCTACATAACAGGCACTGACGGATCAAGGACGGCAACATTTAGCACAACCACAGCATCAATACAGGTACAACCTGTGCCGAGCGACATGCTGTCTTTCTTGGACAACCAAGGCATTCAGGGCGTTTTACGCTCTGTTTATCTCGAAGGAGACTGGCAAGGCATTATCAAAGCCGATCAAACCGGTGGCGATATTTTGACATTTCAAGGTCATGACTGGATGGTTGTACAGAACAGCGAAGCGTGGCCGGACTGGTCGAAAGTTATTGTGAGCCAACAGGTTTGACATGACCGCTTTAGCTAACACGCCGACCGAGATAACCATTTTTACATTACTTAGGACGGCTTTGCAGGCAGTTTTAAACAATATCGAAGTGGTCAAAGGTATAAGTAACGACGTGCCGCAGCCTTTGGGCAATTACGTGCTAATGACACCTCTATTACAAGAGCGGCTAGGCACTAACACCACAATTTTAACGGAAACATTAACGGGTATTGATCGCACTGAAAAACACGACGTTGATTATCAAATTCAGCTCGACTTCTACGGCGCCAACTCCGGGAACAACGTGGCAATTGTGGCGAACCTTTTCCGGTGTGACTGGCTTTTTCAGTACGGAATTACACCGTTATTTGCATCAGAACCGAGCCAGCTGGCTTTTATGTCCGGCGAGAAAACAATGATCGAACGCTGGGTGCTTGATGTGCACTTGCAACAAATTTCAACAGTTCTCTTGCCCGGCCAACAGTCGGCGACAGAGCTAACAATTAATTCTATAACTGAGGTCGATACATTATGAGCAGCATCCCTGCCAGTGCCATTGTAAGCGTAAACCCGAATGTGCTATCCGCCGGCGGCGCACAGCTTGAGCTTAACGCGATTTTTATTACCGACAGCACAGCCGTTCCTATGGGCACTGTCATGCCGTTTTCAAGCCAAGCTGATGTTGCTGATTTTTTTGGCTCAACGTCTGACGAGGCTAATTTAGCAACAAAATATTTTAACGGCTATTCGATCTCAACGTCAAAGCCAGGGCGATTATATTTTGCTCAGTATGCCCGCGCTGCTGTAGCTGCTTATTTGCGTGGCGGCTCTATGGCGGCTGTTGCGTTGGCTGATATTAAGGCGTTGTCAGGAACGTTAACGATAACAGTTGATGAGGAAACGCATACAACCGCATCAATTGATTTAGCTGCCGCAACAAGTCAAAGTAACGCAGCATCGATTATCCAGACAGCGCTACGCGCGTCTTTTACTGCCGATATTACTTGTACGTATGACGCGCAGTTATCAGCTTTTGTTATTACCAGCGCCACAACCGGCAATGACTCAATTATTACGTTTGCATCCGGTACGCTGGCCGCTGGCATTAAATTAACCAGTGCAACCGGAGCAGTTACTTCGCAGGGTTCGGATATATCAACCCCCGTGGCGTTCATGGATGGCATAAAAGCCGTTACCCAAAATTGGGCGTCTTTTATGACTATTTTTGAGCCAACAGACGCAAACAAAGAGCTTTTTGCAGAGTGGACAAATAGCCAAAACAATCGTTTTGCCTATGTTGCGTGGGACAGTTCAGCCGATGCAATTGTGGCAAATAGCACAAATTGCTTTGGCGCTGTGCTTGCGTTAAACGACTACAGCGGTACCGCTCTGGTTTATAACGATTTTGAACACGCGGCGTTCGCTTGTGGCGTGGCCGCTTCGATTGATTTTACACAATTGAACAATCGACCAACATGGGCATTTAAAGGTCAATCCGGTTTAACTCCATCCGTGACCGACGAAACAACCGGCGATAACCTGATAGGCAACGGTTATAACTTTTACGGCAATTACGCAACTTCTGCACAAGAGTTTAACTTTTTCTATCCCGGCCAAATATCAGGGGCGTTTCAATGGATGGATTCCTATTTCAATCAAATCTGGATGAATGCGCGATTTCAATCCGACTTGATGACGTTGCTGCAATCCGTGCCCAGTATTCCCTATAACACTTACGGTTATCAGGGCTTGATTGCAACCTCATTGCAAGATGCAATTGCGGCCGCCGTGAATTATGGCGCAATTCGTGTCGGCATTAGGCCAACATCTACCCAGGCGGCGGCGGTTAATAATGCGGCTGGCGTTGATATTACTAACACACTGTTTGCACAAGGTTGGTATCTGCAAGTCAAAGACCCCGGCGGTCCAGCACGACAAGCGCGACAATCCCCTGTTATCAATTTTTGGTATATGGACGGGCAGTCAGTGCAAAAAATCAATTTAACATCAACATTATTGCAATAAGAGGCTAATCATGGCTGATAAAACATTAACATCGGCAAATTGCACGTTTGCCATGGCTGTATCAAGATTGTATTTAGTCCCACAGGTATTAAGTCGATTTGTTGCAGATAATCCGTTCAGTACCGATGATACTGTCATCGCTGAAACAGTTCGGTCCCTAGATGGAAACTTAAGTGCCGGTTATGTGTATTCATCCATTATGCAGTCAATTACCATTTTGCCAAATTCTGAGTCAGCAAGATTCATGAGCGATTGGATGCAGGCAAGCAGGACCGACAAGGATGTATTCAGGGCTAATGGCACATTAACGCTTACTGGCATGAGCACTCAATATATCTTATCCAACGGTGTGTTAATTAGCGGAAAGTTAATTCCTGATTCTAAAAAAATGCTTGAGCCGATTACGTTCAAGATTGAATGGGAAGACGTTGTTTCGGTGGCTGTTTAATGGCGCGTCTCACTCAAACTTTTACCTGTGACGAGTCTTTTGGCCGCGATTCCGGTAAAGCATTTTTTATTACGGAAATGCCCGCCGAGCAGTCCGAGGACTGGGGATGCCGAGCGCTGCTTGCGATGGTGAATGCTGGAGTTAAAATTCCGGCCAGTGCTCAGGGTATGGGGATGATGGCTATTGCCTCATCCTCACTAACCGATCTTACCAAAGGCGTAAGCTGGACTGCGTTGAAGCCTTTGTTAAATGAGCTAATGGAGTGCGTTCAATACATCCCTGACCCAAAAAACACAAAGGTTATGCGTGAGCTAATTGCTGATGACATCGAAGAGCCATTGACTCGCTTAAAGCTGAAAAAAGAGGTGTTTATGATGCACATTTCTTTTTTTCTGCCCGGCGACCAATAGACTTTGGCTACATTGAATCGTCGAGCAATGATAGCGTTGATTATGCCAACGTGCCTGTTTTCATTGGCCTAGTGCTATCAAAAAAAATGGCCTCATTGCATGAATTAAGCACTGTTTATGGACAAAAAGACCTTCATAACATGGTTGAGATAATCACAGTCGATGCGTACAACGCGCATCAGGCAGCCAAACGCGCAAGTAAAGCATAAGGAGCTAAATGTCAGGAACAATTGTTGATGAACTGTTTATCTCGCTTGGCTTTCGTGACGGCGGCGCTGAGCGCGGGTTACGCAATACTGACGATAGCTTAAATCGCGTCAGGGATAATGCCGGTCGTACCGCTTCGGACATGGAGCGCCGTGGAGATCAAGCGGCGCTATTCTTTACGAAGATGCGCAACGAAGCGCTGCTTTTGTTGTCGGTAATGACAGCTGGTGTGGGCGTTGAGCGTTTTACCAAAAACAGCATCAATGAAATGGCGCAGCTGGGCTTTGCCGCTGAAAACATGGAGTTGCCAACCGAACAAGTTACCGCTTTTGAATTGGCGGTTGAGCGCATGGGCGGCAAAGCCGAAGAGGCCCGCGCTTATTTATCAAAATTAAGTTCCGATCTCGCGAAGAATAATGCCGGTGTTGCTGGTGCAGCCGATGCGCTTATGGGAACCGGCCCGCTACAATTGTGGGGGCGTGGCATGGCGAACCCGTGGGGCGAGACTGACCCAATAGCGTGGGCTAAAAAGCTAAACAAGCAAATCAGCGACGAGTTCAAAAAAGACCCGCAAACAGCGAAAGCCATTGCCGAAAATTTAGGGATGTCAGAAAACGTCTTTAACTTTATGAAGCAAGACCCGACTGTTGTTAATGATCTGCTCAAGGACATGGAAAAGTTCGCGGTCATCACTCAGAAAAACTCCAAAGAGGCTCTTTTACTCAAACAAAAAACCGATGATTTAACCGACTCATTCAAAACAACAAGTACGAGTGTTCTTTTAGCGTTGTTTCCAAGCCTTGAAAAAGGGCTAAATGTCTTTCAAAAGTTTGGTGATTACTTAATAGAACACAAGGACGACATAGCAGAAACGATAGGCAAATGGGCTGATAAGCTTTTCGAGTGGGCGGCCAATATTGATGAGTATGCCAAAAAATCAGGCGGCTGGCAGGCGGTTTTTACCGGCATAGGCAAAATGCTGGCCGATATGGCTATCGGTGTTTATGATTTTGCTATGGGGCTAAAAAGTG